GATTGGTACGTTTATAGCATGAATTGGAAAGAAGAAGCACTTGTTCATGCGAAAGACCAAGATCCCAAAGAATCTTGTGGTCTTTTATTAAATATCCGAGGTAAAGAAAGATATTTTCCTTGTCGTAATTTATCAATGACAGATCATCAATGTTTTATCATTGATCCAGAAGATTATATAAAAGCAGATAATACAGGAGAAATAACAGCCGTTATTCATAGTCACCCTGTAACACCACCTACACCTAGTCAGGCAGATCAGATTAGTTGTGAACAAAGTAATCTTCCGTGG